AAGCAAGCATTAAAATCAAAGCTATATTCATTCACTCCATGCGTTTATGTACAAGGTGCGCGCAAGTATGAGAATATCAAGCATTGGACTGGGTTGCTTGTGTTGGACTTTGACCACCTTGAAGTTGATTACGCGGTTGAGTTCAAGTCATACTTGTTTGATGAGTACAAATTTATCATTGCTGCATGGCTATCAGCATCACGGCATGGTGTGAGGGCATTGGTAAAAATACCGCAAGCGAAATCAGTTGAGGAGTTCAAACAATACTTTGCTGCGATTGAGCGACATTTGAACTGCTATAATGGTTTTGATAAAGCACCAAAAAATTGTATTTTGCCGCTCTTTTTTTCGTACGATGCTGAAATTTTACACCGTGATAACGCTCAAACTTGGGATGAAAAGTACATTGAACCAATACCGCCACCTGTTAAGCAGTATATTATCAATGACAAAACATCGGTTATTGAACGTATTATTGCAAATCGTATTAATACCATAACTGATACTGGTCATATTATTTTACGGGCAACATCATATTTGCTTGGTGGTTATGTAGGTGCAAATTATATAGATTACAATGATGCAATAACATTAATAAATAGATTAATAGACTCTCAAAGTTATTTATCTAAAAAGCCAGATGTTTATAAAAAAACAGCTAAATCAATGATAGATAAAGGAATTAACCAACCAACTTATATTAAATGATTACATTATGAAAAATACAAAAACAAAACAACAAAGATTAGATTATTTTGCTGGGTTAGCAATGCAAAGTTTGATTTTAAAATCAAAAGAAAACGCATATTTGTTAGACAAAGTCAGCATAAAACAAATATGTTTTATGTCAATTCAATTTGCAGAAGAAATCATTAATCAAATCGACAATGGAAAAATTTAAAAAACCAGAAGCAAACCCATTGCTTAACCCTGTTGACTACTTCAACTTTCACGGCTCATTCGTGTCAATATTTGATGGGGTAAAAAAAGTAAACATCAAGTCCGAAACTGAAATATGTTTGCAACACCCAGACAACCTCGACCCAAATGAACTGAATAAAGTCACGTTTACACTTAACAAAAACAATGTTGTTGAGGTGGTCAAAAAAAACGATTATCAACTTGCCGTGGGTGCGAAGTTGTCAAAGTTTATGTTGCTATCTGCCGTTAAATTCAAAGGTGATAATTTCGCAGCTATGTCATACGTTCACTTTACGCTGATGAAATCCGAAATACCTTACATTCGGGTCGGTACTGATTATTTTAAATTGATTGATAAAAAAGACCGATTTGGCTCACACAATCGATTGCTCAAACCTTGGAAGAAAGATGAAATCAAACAAGACCACGGAAAGCAATTGCTGAACATGATTTTTAAATTTGATGATTTCACTATTTACCCAGATAACATCACTTACAAACCTGTGCTTAACAACTGCTATAATTTATATGCAAAATTTGCACACGATAAAGCTATTGATGATATTGAACAAACTAACATTCCTGTTACCATGGGATTGATGAACCATATTTTTGGCGAACATTTAGAACACGGTTTGAAATATATGAAAATTTTGTATCAGTACCCGCGACAAATTGCACCTGTATTGGCACTTGTTTCTTCGGAGCGTGAAACAGGTAAGACCACATTTTTAAATTGGATACAGATGTTATTTGGCGAAAATTCAACACTCATTAACCCATCCGACTTAACATCGAATTTCAATGATGCGTATGCGACAAAAAATATTATAATGATTGATGAAACAACCATTGATAAGGTGCATGCTATTGAAAAATTAAAATCATTGGCAACGGCAAAAACAATATCGGTGTCGCAAAAGTTTGTGAGTCATTACTCCGTGCCTTTTTACGGTAAAATTATTCTTTGCACAAATAAAGAAAGTGATTTTATGCGTATAGATGAAGAAGAAATACGTTTTTGGGTGAGAAAAATTAAACCTATTACCGGGAAGAAAAACACCAACATCGAAAATGACCTTAAAAATGAAATACCAAAATTTATTAAATACTTATTGCAACTGCCCGAAATAGATTTTAGCAAATCGCGTATGGTGTTCACCAAGGAAGAAATAATGACCGAGTCGTTAGAAATAGTTAAGGAAGAAAGCAAAAGCCAATTACGCAAAGAAATCGAATATCTATTTATTGATTGGTTCGCTAACAATGACAATATCGATATGGTTGAAGTAACTGCAAAGGACATTAAAGAAAAATGGTTTGGCACTAACAATCAAATTTCAATCAGTTACATCCGCAAAGTTTTAAAGGATGAAATGAAAATGGTCAATTTGGAAACAAAAAAGTACAAAGGGTTTCCAGATGCCAATTCTACATCGCAAAAGACAGGATTGCCATTTGTGTTCACAAATCCTTATCGAGTTTATAATGAGGATGTTAGGAAAAATAAGGCATCAATCGAGGATGCGGTTGATTTCTAAAAGTAATCTTACTAAAATTACTATTACTAACTAACTATATGATAATCAGCAAAGTAATAAATTCGCAAAAAGTGAACATAACTACGGTGTTTTTTCGCAATATAAGAAACGTGGGAGTTTTCCGTATTTCTTTATTACTATATATAATATATATATATATATATATATATAATATAGTAGTAGCAAGGGTTTGCCGTGGTAATTTTTTAGTAATAAAGTCGGTAATAATTCGGTAATAATCCAAAAAGTAATTTTCCACCACATTCAAAACAATGCTTATATTTGCAACCGATGACAATCAAAGACCTCAACAATTACCTATTTGAAATCAAGCGCAGGGATAACCCTAACTTCCCCGAGCATGCATTGGTTCCTGTCAAACATTCGGACAAAACTGCGAACGGATTAGAAAAGGCCATTGTTGCATTCCTGCAAGCAGAGGGATGGCAGGCCGAGCGCATTAAGAACACAGGCCGCTATGTAGATGAAAGCTATACCTATGTGAACGTAATGGGGCAGACACGTAAAGCGGGAACGGGGAAGTATATCAAGGGCACGGGAACGAACGGAAGCGCAGACCTATCGGCCACAATCAAAGGCCGCGCGGTCAAGGTGGAAGTTAAAATCGGCAAGGACCGACAATCCGAAGTGCAGAAGAAGTACCAATCGGACATCGAACGCGCTGGTGGTGTGTACGTGATTGCCAAGGATTTTGAGAGTTGGCATGGGTGGTACTTGGAATTTATCGGAAATAATTTGTAACTTTGCGGTGGATAACTGTGTAAAATACAATAAAATACATTACAATGGGCTTTCAAAAAGGTAATACAGGCAAACCAAAAGGAGCGCAAAACAAACTAACCAAATCGGTTAAAGAAGCATTTGAGATTGCATTTAATGAACTGCAAGGTGATAAGAATGCGAACCTTGCAACATGGGCAAAGGAAAACACAACCGAGTTTTACAAGTTAGCTGCAAAGTTGATACCGACATCGGTTAACGCTGATTTAACAACACAAGGCGAGAAGTTACGCTTATGGAAAGTTGAATTTATAGACAATGAAAATAAATAACTGCTACCGCCCCGCACTTTTAAGCCAACATAGATACTTGGTATTGAAAGGCGGGGCGGGCTGATTGGCTCTGGCAAATCAATCGCAGCCATTCAAAAGATAATACTGCGCACCACAACCGAGCGCAATCATCGTATATTGTGCATCCGTAAAGTAGCCACTACGATACGTAATTCAATATATCAGTTGTTGATTGATAAGCTACTTGAATACGATATTTATTCCGAGTTTACTATCAACAAGTCCGAAATGCGCTTTACTCATACACCCACAGGCAACGAGATACTTTGTGCAGGTATGGATGATGCCGAGAAAATCAAATCAATTGCAGGTATTACTTCGGTTTGGTGCGAGGAAGCAACCGAATTAGATGAATTGGACTTTAACCAATTAGAGTTAAGGGTAAGAGGTGAAACAAGCAACTACAAGCAATTCATAATTACATTCAACCCAATTAGTGAACAGCATTGGTTAAAGCGCAGGTTCTTTGATGCGCCCGATGATGATACTTATGTGTTGCATACTACGTACAAGGACAATGCTTTCCTTGATGCTGATTACATCAAACACTTAACCGAGCGAGTGAAAGCAAACCCGAACCTGCACAAGGTTTATGTACTTGGCGAATGGGGCAAAGTGGATTTCGGTGGCGAGTTTCTTAAAAGTTGGTCAACTATCAAACACACTGGGATTGTTACCTACGACCCCTCATTAGCCATTTGGCTTTCCTTTGATGAAAACGTTAACCCATACTTCCCTTGTGGTGTGTTCCAAGTTAGTGATGACAATGAAATACGAATGATTGATTGCATTGCGCTTAAGAACCCCGACAATACGGTCAAAGCAATGGGTAGAGCAATACTGCAACGGTTACGGCATTGGAAGCACAACGGCCATGTTTATGTTTGTGGCGATAGCACCTCACAAAAGGATGATGTTAAGCAGGAAAAGGGATTTGACCTATTCCGCTTACTAATCAATGAATTAGATGAAGTGAAACCGATAAGGCGAGTAGCCAAGTCAAACCCGAATGTGCGCCCAAGTGCAGATTTCTTCAATGCGATACTTGCCTACAATGAGCAGGGCATATCGTTTACCGTTGATGAAAGTTGCAGAGTGGCGATATTGGATTTTGAGAATACCAAAGAAGATAAGAACGGCAAAGTTGATAAGAAAACCGTTACTGACCCAGTTACCAAAGTAAGTTATCAACCATTTGGCCACATTGTTGACTTAACACGCTACTTAATCACATCAGTATTCCCATCGCAATACACACGCTTCCAAACAGGCATCATCAAACCGCTTGTTGTTGTTGGTAGAGATGCAGAATACAAATCAGCATCAAGATTTTAGTTACATATTTGCCCAATATCGAATTTTTATTTATTATTTCGCATCATGGCACGATTTCTAAAAACCTCCGACTATCTTTCAATTATTCAAACGGTTGACCTCAATCAAATTACCGAGAATAACCCGCAGAACTTGTACGATAGCGAGGTTAAGGCCATAAGTAGAATGAGGACAAAATTAGTCCAAAGGTACATGGTTGACATTGAATTAGGCACGATGGATGCCTACTCAAACAGCCGCCACTACCGTACACGTGACCGAGTGATAGCAGGCGAAGTGATTACACACGTTAAGGACTTCAACAGATGGGATAAAACAACCGAATACGCAAAGGATGATATTGTTACCGATAACAACGGCTTTGTTTACACGGCATTAGTAGCAAGCACAAATAAGGCATTGACCTTAACAGCATATTGGACACCGATGATTGGTTATGCCACAAGTAACGCAACTTATTGGACAGTGGGCGATAACAGATACCCAATGTTTGTTGAGTTGGCAATGGACATGACCTTATACAACTTGCATGCACGTATTAACCCGCGTAACATTCCCGATTTGAGAATTGAGCGCAACCGTGAAGCATTGGACCAACTTGATAGATGGGCAAGCGGTACAGATACGGCCGAGGTGTTGAACATTAACACAGCAGATAGTGAGGGCTTTAGCATCCGTTACGGCAATAGTTTGGACAAACAAGATAATTTCTTTAAGTAATGGCATGGTATAACGATATATTTAACTTTAATAAACCTCAACCTCAAAAGGCCAACATACGTAAAACTATTGACTTTGAGCAGCAGTTGCAACGTGTTAGGCAAGATGCAACACGCTTTAATATTGCATTGCAATCAGCAGAGTCACCGATGTACCCTAACCGTTTTCTGTTGATGCAAACCTATCAACAAATAGTGTTAGATGGGCAGGTTCAAAGTGCAATGTTGCAACGTAAATCAAAGATATTGTGCAAGAGGTTTATGGTGTATGGCCCAGATGGTGAATGTGATGAAGCGAAAACTGAATTGTTCAATCAAAAGTGGTTTTATGATTTTCAAAACTTAGCACTTGATAGTATCTTTTGGGGATTTTCCTGCGTACAATTTGGCGCAATCGTTAACGATAAGTATTCAAGTGTTGAATTGATACCGAGAATATACGTAGTACCCGAATTTAGCTTGGTACGCACTAACACAGCAACCGTTACCGAGGGCAAGCACTTTGATGAAGCACCGTATAACAATTGGTGTATTGGAGTTGGCGAAAAAAGAGACCTTGGTTTAATGATGTACCTTGCACCATACGTTATTTGGAAAAAAAACGCAATGGCAGCATGGGCAGAGTTTGCAGAGGTATTTGGCTCACCAATTAGAGTAGGTAAAACAGATGTGAGGGATGAAATGACCCGTAAGAACATGGAAAACATGTTAAAAAACATGGGTGTAGCTTCGTGGGCAGTGTTAGATTTGAACGATAACATTGAGTTGATGCAGGCAAGCAGGACAGATGCGTATCAAGTGTTTGATAACATGGTTGAAAGGTGCAATAGTGAGATTAGCAAAATAATCTTAGGCCAAACAGGCACCACCGATGAAAAGGCGTATTCGGGCAGTGCGAATGTACACGAGAATGTTGCCGATATGATAGCCAAACAAGACACGTTAAAGATGCAGTTTGTAATTGAAAACCAACTTGTGCCGATGATGATCCGAAATGGGTTCGATTTATCCGGATGCACATTTAAGTACGATAACAGCGAAAGTTTACCATTAGCAGAGCAGGCCAAGATTGATGCTTCATTCATGCCTTATGTTAAGTTTGACCATGAGTACCTGGAGCATAAATACGGCATTGAGTTGCAGGATGAAATGGGCATGGATGAGGATGAAGAAACGGACACCGAAACCGAAACCGAAACCGACAGCCAACTTGAAAACATTGCCAAACGATTAAGAGCCATATACAGCTAATGTGCGGGTACTGCGACATATTGAATATTGATAAGGAAGTTGACCCACCAACACCATTCGATGAGAACGATTTTAATCGATTTACGAATGATGTTTGGATTGGTGCGGTAAATAATCAAGTGTTGCCAGAGGGGATTTATCTTAAAACAGCGAAATACTTACGTGATGGCATTGATTTAGCACCTGTTGTTGATGAGATATTGACTGCGGACTTAACCAATAACATTTACATATTCAGCGGTGCGAAAACATACCAACAGACACGCACAATGACTGCAATGTTAGCCGACCCGGAATTGAAATCGAACTTTTACAAGTTTAAAGAAGCCGTTAAGCCGATGTTTAAGCTATACAATGAAGATTACTTACAGGCGGAATATCAAACAGCCAAAGCATCAGCACGTATGGCATCCGATTGGAAGCGCATTGAAGCCGATGCAGATGTGTTGCCGTTGTTGCAATACCAAACCGTTGGTGATGGCAGAGTAAGGCCAACGCATCAAGCACTTGACAATATTATAAGACCTATCAATGACCCCTTTTGGAAGCAATACTATCCACCTAACGGTTGGCGTTGCCGTTGTACCGTAATACAACTATCCGAGGGGGAATTGACAGATATGAGCAACTTTACACCGCCCGATGATGTACCGCC